AAAAGAGCAGATGTAATTAAATGGAATAAAGAATTGATAGATATAAGTAAGAGAAAAAAAAGAGCAATGAATACTGCGGCAGTAATGGCCACTGAATACTTAAGAAAACCTAATATTGCTAAGCGTATTGATGAGATACTAGAAGAGAGAGCTTTTAATGATAATGCGGTTAAGAGAGAACACTTTAAATTGGTGGCTAATTCCAAAGATGAAGTTAAGATAAGAGCTATTGATTCTTATTATAAGTTGAAAGGAAAATTTGTTGAAAAGATTGACCATACTACTTTAGGAGAAAAGATTGAAGGTATTAATTATATAATCCCAAATGGCAACGATAAACATAACACCAACATTAAGACAGCATGAAGTCTACCAAGCTCTTCAAAGTAAAGACGAAATATTTTATGGTGGAGCGGCTGGCGGAGGAAAGAGTTGGCTTATATGTGAGAGTAGATTAATAAACTGCTACCTATACCCAGGTTATCGTTCATTTATTGGTAGAGAAGAGTTAACCAGATTAATGCAGTCAACCTATCTTACTTGGATGAAAGTTTGTAAGTATCATAAAATACCATCAACTGATTGGCATTTGAATGGCCAATATCATTATATACAGTTTAACAATGGAAGCCGGATAGATTTACTAGATTTAAAGTTTCTTCCATCTGATCCATTATATGAAAGATTTGGTTCGTTAGAGTTCTGCGATGGTGCTATTGATGAAGCTGGGGAAATAAACTTCTTAGCTTATGATGTATTAAATTCTAGAATTGGTCGTCATATGGTTGATATAGTAAGGCCTACACTACTTTGCGGTGGCAATCCTAAGAAGAATTGGACTTATAGATTGTTTTATAAGCCATGGAAACTTGGGACTTTATTACCGGGTCAAGCCTTTATTCAAGCAAAGTATTCCGATAATCCTTTTATATCAGAGTCATATGGTAAACAACTAGATAAGCTTAAGGATGGAGTTATGAGGTCTAGACTTAAGGATGGTAATTGGGAGTATGAAGACGATAATAATTCTATGACTAGTTTTGAAGCAATAAATAGTTTATTCAGTAATACCATTAAACCATCGTCAGAAAAGTTCTTAATAGTTGATGCGGCAAGATATGGAGGAGACTTAATTGTTTTTAGTTTCTGGTCAGGTCTTAATTGGTATAAAGTAGTTTACAAGACTAAGCAGGGATTAGATAAAACTGCTGATGACATTATAGAGTTTGCCAAGCAAGAGAAGATACCATATGAGAATATATTGATTGATGAAGATGGTGTTGGTGGTGGCTTAGTTGATGATAAAAGGTTAAGAGGTGTTAAAGGTTTCATGGGTAATCGTTCTCCATTAGTTAATCCTAATCCAGCTAACCCAGATCAACTTAAACAAAACTTTGGTAATTTACGCGCTCAGTGTTGCTATAAGATGTCTGATATAATTAATGAACATAAAGCAAGTGTTAGTTTCACTGACGAGAAAGCCAAAGAATTATTGGCATCTGATATTGAACAATATAAAAAGAAGAACCCTGACTCCGATAAAAAGCTTTATATTATTGATAAGAAAGAAATGAAAAAAGAGTTAGGCAGAAGTCCTGATTTTGGAGATTGTTTCATGATGAGAATGTGGTTTATATTAAAGGAGTCAGCTGATAAGCAAGACGAGTATCAACAGAAACCTTATGAGCCAAGTAGTGACTATGAAGATGCAGGACAAATAAATAACAATTTATACCCAGAAAATAACAATCCGTTTATAAATAATAACGAGTCGGTGGTCCAAGATAATTATAAGCAAGCCCCATGGAATGGGTTTGATGAAGAATAAATAATATGCCAGTATCAAAACGATTAGGAGAAAATTTATTAAAGACAGCGCTTATACAGCTTAAGGTCTCAACAGACTATAAGGCTAAGCGTTTTGTTAAGATTAATGAGGCTATCGCTTTGCTTGATGGCGATACTAAAAAGAAACTAAGAACTCAGTTTAATGTTCCATTGCCAGTGCTTCAAGGTTTGTTTGAAACTTTCTTAGGAGACTTAGACGACCCAGTTACTATTAAGATTAAAAATAACGCTGGTAAGAACTTCCAGGCTATTAAAGGTATTAACGAAGCTATTAACATTGCTAAGAAGTCATTAAAAAATAATGCTCTATGGGATTATAAAGACCGTGCTAGTCGTAAGTTTTGTGGTGCTACTGGACGAGCTGTCTTAAAGTCTTGGTCAGTTGCTAACCCATATCAAAACAATTTGGAATGTGTTGACCCTCAGGAGTTCCATTGTCAACCTAAAGGTGGTGGCATTTTAGAGCGCCATTTGTTCTGTGGAGAAGAGGGCATCTTTAAAACCAAAGATGAATTAACTAAAGGCGCAGAGGACGATTACTACATTAAAGAGAATGTGGACGAACTGTTAACAATCATTGGCGACAATGAATACCAACAGAAATTAAGTGAGGCCAATGAAGCTAGTATGACTCGCTTTAAGTCTTTAGGGTTAGACCCTGACTCTAATAATTATGTTGGAGAAGTTACTGTTAACCTTTGCGAGTGGAATTTAACTAAATACGGTAAGAGATACCATTTACTATTTGACCCTTGGAATAAGATTTTATTAAAAGCTGATGAGTTGAAAGACTTAGAACCATCTGGCTTATACCCTTATACTTCTTACGCTACTCACGAAGATATTAAGGTTTTCTGGTCAACTTCAATGTTGGCTGACATCTTAATGCCTATTGCTAAGTCCATCATTGATTTGTTTAATCAAGACTTAACCAATAGACAGAAGAGAATGATGAACGCCAAGTTGTATGATAAGGACATGATCAAGAACGTGGCCAAGCTCGATGAAGCTCAAAGCCGTCCTGATTGTTTAGTCCCTGTTGATACATTTGGCGGAGCAAGACGTTTGAGTGAGGCTACATATGCCTTTCAAACCCCTGAAATGTCAGGCACAGTCGATTTAATCTCTTGGCTTGATGAATTTACAGGAAAAGCTACAGGTATCTACCAGAACGCTCCTAGCAAGGGGGGAAAGAAGAATAATAACATCGTCTACGCTGAAATTCAGCAAATGACTAAGAGAGTAGATTATCGCTCCCACTCCTATCAAGAATGTTGGGGCCAAGTCGCTCTTCGCTTCATTTCTGGACTTAAAGAAAACTTAACTGATAAAGAAGCTTTAGATATGTTGGGTCCTGAACTTGGTTTCGACTTTGTTAAACAATTAAAAGAAGTTCGGATTGACAAAGATGATATTGAAATTATATCAACTAAAGAACAAGCCCAGGAAGATGCTTTACGTAAAGCTCAAAAGGAAAAGGCGTTAAGTTTATTAGGACAAGACCCTGGAATTAATCCTGACTGGAAAAGACGACATTTACTATCGGACATTGGAGGTTTTGAACAAGACGAAATTGATGATGCTTTAGATATTCGAGGTCAAGGTAAGGAGCAAGACCAACTTAGTTCTGCAGATGATGCTATTAAAGATTTGATTAAAGGAAAAGAGCCAGAAGTTTGTTGGCACGCTACTACGATATTTTTAAGAAAGATTATGGACTTTGCCGTTGGTCATAAACTGTCACTCGATGATAAATTCCCTAAATTTATTCAATTTGCTGAAAAGCACAACGAAATAGTAATGGAGAATATGATGCAACTCGCACTGAGAACCAAAGCTTATCAACCACCAGCTCAGCCAGGAGCCACCCCTCCTAACCAACCAGGTGCTCCTACCGGAGCCCCAGGAGCACCTGATGGCGGAGGATTTGCCCAAAAGACACCCGAGCCAACAATGGGAGGTGGCCAACCCACTCCCGTAGAAGTTTCACAACGATAACTTTATGATGGAAGTCAAGAAAAAACTTAATACACTTCGAAAGCGAGAGGACTGGGATTCAAGTGCGTTGGCCGTATTCAATGAATGGGACAAGCAACTTGATGAGCTCGAACTAGAAAAAAACTATTTAGAACTTCCTCAATCAATTGCGATCGCAAATCAATTGGTCGATAAGTTACAAAACATTCACGAGGAATTGCTTACTAATCGAACAATGTCAGTAGACCAAAGAGAAAGTTTGTTTAACTTAAAAGATTTAACAGAAATGTTATTGTCACATTATTCTTTAGAAGAAAATAATAAAAAAATCTCTTCCATTGAGAAAGAGATAGAAGCTAATTAAAATTATATGATTAAGCCAATTAAAAAACCAAACGCTGGTGTTGCTAAAATGGGTTCTAAAGGAGCCGTTCCAACCAAAGCAAAAGAAATGGTAAAGCAAGTTACAGGTGGTAAGAGAGTTATGCGCGGTATGAAAGCTCCAATGACTAAAAATGGCGTTAAACCAAACATTCCTATTATGGATAGCTCTGGCCCAGATGACCGCACAGGTTCAATGACCGGTGCTCCATCTCCAGCAGAAAGAGCTAAGTTAAAGTTTAAAGATTAATTTATAAACTAATTACAACTAATAGTTACAACTAATAGTTACAAAAGTATGTCCGTAAAAGTATTTCACAAAGTAGCCGTTCCAACTCACGGCATGGTAAGAGAATTTAGCGAAGAGTTACATGGTAAAGATTATAAGGAAATTGCTAAGAGTTATGTAGCAAACTATCCTCATAATATTGCATCTGTTGAGGGTTTAGATATTAAACCAGCTAAGTTAGATGCTACTGGAAAAGAATTGTCAGCTAGAGATTTATTAAAGGCAAAGGCTGAGTCTCTAGGTATTCCATTCGCAGCGAATATTTCTACTGCTAATTTAACCGCTTTAGTTGAAGCTAAAGAGGCCGAAGAAGCTAAGTAGTTTTAGATATTAGTTTGGCGTTTCCACTCGCCTGTCGCAAGACGAAACAAGGATTTGAGGGCGTTTACCTCATTGTTAATAAATAAACTGCGCTTCACACTGCGCATTAAAAAGGAATTATATGGGTAAAGAATTAGATGAGATGGAAAAAGATGCCTTAGAGTTAGGTATAACTACTGAGGATGACGAAGAAGAGTCCGAAGAGGAAGAGGAATCCGAGGAGGAATCCGATGAAGAAGAATCTCAATTCGAGGACGATGAGGAAGAAGAGGAGGAAGAGGAATCCGAGGAGGAGGAAGATTCCAAATCTAAAAAACCAAAGGGAAGTATTTACAAGGAATTTAACCAAATCCGTAAAGAAAATCGACAATTCCAAAAAGAAAAAGAGGAATGGGAAGCGGAAAAGGCTGGGCTACTTGAAAAGTCATCTAAATTTGATGCCTTAGAGAATGGCAAAGTCGAGGAAGAGAAAATTAGAGAAGCTGCTAAAGAGTTAGCTGGCGAAGATGCTTCGGAAGAAACATTAATCGCCACTGAAAAGCAAATCAGAGCTCTATCAAAGATTTTCTCTAAACCTGCTACCGCTGCTAACGAACAAGAAATCGAGTCTATTAAAGAAAAACTTGCCGTCACTGAGGATGAAAAGTTATTCCAAACAGACTGGAAAGAGTTTGAAAGCACCACCCTCCGCAGTGAGTTTAAAGGAGCGAGCAGGGAACAAATCGAACAAGCCCAAAAGGCTATGGATGATTTGGCCCACGCACCTCAATTCGCTGATAAGGAATTTGATTATGTCTACTTCAAAAACAAAGCTATCTTTCAAGAAATCTTAAAGTCACGACCATCTAGAACTTTTGAGTCTAGGGATAATTACTTAGAAGATAGGGAAGAAAAACCTAACTTAGAAGAAAAATATAAGGGCCGTCACGCTAAAGATATTCCTATCCGTGATTTAGAAAAGATGGATAGAGAAATGGACGAACAAGCTCGTCAAGAAGAAGAATCTGATGGATGGAAAATTCAAAATCCAAGTAGAACTTAATTTTGGTATTAATTAAATAATACCCTGTCAACTAACTAAGTTTAGTTGATACAAACCCAAACATATCGCAAACACATATTCGTTACAACAAGTATGGGAACGAAAGTTCGAAGTTTCCCATTACAAAAAGCCATTATTTAGAGCTTTTTCAGTTGAAAAATTCACTCCAGGTTTAGAAATGGGTGCAACTTTCAACCGTCAATTCGCTTCTGATTTAGCGGTTAATTCTATGGGTGCCAATGGTTCCTATAGTGTTCAATCTTTCACTAACAGCAACGAGTCCGGTGTTGTTAATATCAAAGATGAAGCATCCTACCAAATTGTAGAATGGCAAAAAATGCAAGACCACTTAAAGAGTCAAACTAAGTATGCTGAAAAGGCTGCTAACGCTCTTTGGTTACAGGTTGATGCAGAAGCTCTATTCGCAATGCAACAGGGTGCTGCTAGTTATATTGATGATGCTGTTTTAAACCCAGCAGGTGGTGTAGCTGGTAAGCCAATCGCTTTAGGTATTAACAATGTTATGCCTATCTTTACTACTGCTATTCAAATCTTCCAGTTAGCTAATGTAGTTTATGATCCAAATAAGAGTTTAAAGAGTGATGTTAAGTTAGAAACTATCTCTGATGCTTTATGCGCAGCGATTACTCCTCAACTTTACACAACTTTACTTCAATATATTGGTGGGAAAACTACTGTTTTAGGAGATACTATTTCCCGCAATGGTCATGCTGGTTTATTCATGGGACATAACCTATTCACAGGTAACACTTTACCTTGGGAGGGTGTATTAAATGTTGGTGCTACAAACCCATCAGATGGCGATACTATTACTTTATTAAGTGGTGTTTCCGTTAAAGGAGTTTCTCAGGCTTTAACATTTACTTTCAAATCCACTCTAGGAGCTACTGCAGGTAATGTTAAAATCGGAACTGCTATTGCTGACACGGTTGCTAATTTAGTAGCTGCTTTAAATGCTCCTTACACAACTATTGCTGAAACTGCTACTACTGGTTTTGCTCCATTTGTTAAGGCTTCATTAACTACAGCTCAAATCAGACTATTAAGAAACATCTATGCTGTTCAAACTGCTAGTGCTTCTTTAGGTGCCGCTTCTAACGCTGCTGGAACTTATGTTGATTTGTTCGTTAAAGGACAAGGAAACATCCCAGTCGCTAATGTAGCCGCTTCTAATGGTGCTGCTTGGGGTTATCAATGTCAGCATTTACTTTTCGCTACTTCTCAATCCGTATCTTTATTGATGCAGAAAGAAGTTCACTTATATGAAAACCCAGTATCAGGACAAGTCGCTCATGACTTTGTTTTCTGGGATTTGTATGGTGTTAAAGTATTCACTGACCAATCCTATCAAATCATTGATGTTAAGATTGACAGCTCTTCTTATGGTGCTGCAGGCTCATCCCCAATGGTATCTTTCTAACCTTTAATTAACTTAATTTTTAATCTATATGAATAAAAATAAAATCTTAATTGGGTTAGTAGCTTTAGTAATCGGTGCTGTGTTTGGTTTTTCCATCCACGGCGCTGGGGTTGCTAATCTAGGCACCCAAGTGCAAAACGAAGCATTTAATTTCACAAGTGGTATCAATGTAGGCTCGACTAACCAGTTAGCTGTTAGTTCAGCTGGTGCTGTTTCTACTACTGGTGCAATTACTTCCACAGGTTTAATAACTGCTAATAATCTAGTTCAAGGTGGACCTAGTTCTGTATTATCAATTGCAACATCTTCAACCGCTTATACTTTAACAGCGGCTCAAGGTTGTTCTGCTTCTACATTTATTTCTACACCTCTAGCTGGTGCATTAACTGTGACTTTACCTGCCACATCGACATTATTCACTACTTGTTTAACGTCTGTCGGTCAGTTTGCAGAAAACAATATAAACTCTGTTGGAACTTCGACAACTATTGCTGCTGGTGCTGGTGGAACACTCGGTTATACTTCGAGTGCGACTATCGCCGCTGGTAAATATGGTTTATTAAGAGTAGTAAGAGATACCGCTAATACTTATAAAGCGTATTTAGTAAATATTACGAACTAATCGAATTTTCTTAGGTGGGCGGAACTCCGCCCCCTTATAGAGAATTTAATTAATAATCTAAAAAATATGAACAAGTTATCAAAAATTTTATTAACACTAGCCACCGTATTAGTTATCGGTTTAATGGCAATTGCTCTTGATAAATCGAGTAGCAAAACAATTGGCGACTCAAACGTCCCTAATCTATTTGCTTCTGCTACTAATAGTTCGGTAGCCGTCTCAGCTTCAACAAGCACAACTATCATGTCATTTAATGGCAATAGACAATTCGCTTCGGTTTGTAATAACGGAGCTAACACTGTTTATTTGTCTTTTAATGCTGCTGCCGTTGTAGCAAAGGGGTATATATTAAACTCGACTGATTGTTTTGAAATAAATAATACTAAAAATTATACTGGCTCAATTACTGGTATTGCTACAAGTTCAACATCAACTGTCACTATTATCGAAAAGTAGATTTTAATTATTAAACATTAAATCTGTGTCACAATTACAACCAAGAATTCAATATCCTTTAGTTTATCAAATATTCCCTGATGACCCAGCGACTTATTATATTCGCGCGATCATAAGACTTTCTAACAGTGGCCAAGTTTGGCGGACTGTTGATTTAGTGAACTCTGGCGGAAATAGATATACAGGCCAGTATTTGACCCCAGGAGACGATACTAATGGCGTTCCGATAGATATTACCTATTATGTTTATACAGACGCACAGCACACCACTCTGTCGCAACAGTATGATACCAAGAATGTGGAGCATCTAGTCTTTACGCTTGCTAGTCCATCTATCGGTTTTTCTGGTGGCGGAAGTGACGGTCTTACTCCTAAAATGATTGCTGAAATAGTCCGGGAAGAACTTAAGGGGTATAAACTTCCTAAAGGTTTCGGTATGGAAGATATGGAATTAGGCTTAAACAAGAATATGAGCCCATATTTTCAAACATTTCACGACTCTTTAATGGGAATTTATGATAAGAACGATATTTTAGAGGGAGGTTTACATAAATTAACCGAACTTCATGGCGAAAACGGTAAAATGTTATCAAGCGTTAAAGAAGAATTATCTGTTTTATTTTCTAACGTTATTAAACAGTTAAAAGAAGAATTATCTGGCCACTTCGAATTGTTAATGGAAGAAAATGGTAACAAACTAGGAAACTCAATAATTGACAGTCAGTCAAGATTAGAGAAGTTTAGCGGCGAAGTCGGAGATAACTTTAAAAAGGTTGCCTCAGTCTTGGAAGAATTAACTAATAACACTAAAGGCATTGATGGAAAGATTAATCAATACAATTACCGAAAGATTCAAGGATTAAAAGAAAGTTTAACAAAGATTTTTGATGACACTGAAAAGGATTATCAAAATGAAGAAGATTATTTAAAACAAGCAAAAAAGTTATTAGGAAACTAAATTTAGATTTATGTTAAACTCTATTAAAATATTTTTATTATCATTTGTAGCCATAGTTTCTGGTTTATTTGGGGTCAACAATAAGACAATTGGAGAATACGCGCCAACGAGAGGAATGACTAATCCAATGACTACTGCGGGGGATATGATTATTGGTGCTACCGCTGGCACTCCTACTAAATTGGGTATTGGTTCTAATGGACAAGTCCTCACAGTATCAAGTGGAACTCCTATTTGGGCACCATCTACTGGTAGTGGTGGTAGTTCTGCCACAACTACAATCAATGGAGCAAGTGGACCTGATTTTTCTTTCTTAACCGGAACAAGCGGAAGTAATTTTAATTTAGCAACTTCTACCGGTTCAGTTACTTTTAATTTACCAACTGCTTCAGCTTCTAACCGCGGTCTTTTATCTAGTGCCGATTGGACAACTTTTAATAATAAACAACCAGCAGGAAGTTATTTAACATCAATATCAGGATTAAATATTTCAACATTAAATAATGACAGTGGATTTATAACTTCTAGTTCTTTGACCCAATATCTTTCAACAACAACTGCGGCATCGACTTATGCTCCCCTAACATCTCCTACTTTTGCCACGTCAATTAATGGTTCTTATCTTACTGCTTCTCAAATACTTGGCACAGATGCTTCTAAGAATATAGTTAGTTTGCCTGTAGCAACTTATCCTAGCTTAACTGAACTTACTTACTTAAAAGGTGTTACAAGCGCAATACAGACTCAGTTAAATGGTAAACAAGCCTCATTAACTAACCCAGTAACAGGCACAGGAACGACTAACGAACTTGCTTATTGGTCTAGCTCATCAGCTATCGGAACTTTACCAGTTGCCACCTACCCAAGTCTTACAGAACTTTCTTATATTAAGGGGGTTACTTCTGCTATCCAAACTCAACTTAACGCTAAGGGAACATTTACTTTGCCAGATTTAACCACTGGTTCAGTTCTATTCTCAAACGGCACAACTATCTCTCAAGATAATAATAATTTTTTCTACGACTCAACTAATAATAGATTAGCAGTTGGAACAAAAACATTTCTTTCAACTGGGAATGTTTTTCAAGGTGTAGCTTCTAGCACAGCAACGGCTCAATTAAATATTCAAAATACAAGTTCAGGAACTTCCGCTTCTTCGGATTTAGTAGCAACCGCAAATACTGGGACAGATTCAGCAAATTATATAGATTTAGGAATTAACTCTTCAACTTATAATGATGCTGGTTATACAATAGGCGGTGCTTTAAGTTCTTATCTTTATTCTAATGGTGGAGATTTAGCAGTCGGAACTCAATCAACTGGTAAAGTATTAAAATTTCATACAGGCGGAACTTTAGCCGCTAACTTAAGGGCAACAATATCTGATACTGGATTAGCAGTTGTTGGAACTGTAACCGGTTCTAATCTTTCAGGAACTAATACGGGGAATGAAAGCACTTCAACTATCGGTGTTCTTATTAATGGTTCTACATCCACGACAACGCCAGCTGATACCGATCGCTTTGCTTTTAGTAGCACAAGTATTTTACGTTATATCACTTGGTCTAATATCAAATCAAGTTTAAAGACTTACTTTGACACAGTTTATTCTCAATTAGCAGGTAGTATCTCACAAGCATTTTCTGCCCTTAGTTTAGACTTAGGCAACGCTGACACAACCATAGCAAGAGTAAGTGCTGGTGTTATTTCTGTAGAGGGCGTAACAGTGCCAACTATTTCAAGCACTGACACTCTAACGAATAAGCGTGTAACCCCTAGAATTGTCACTACAGCAACGACAACATCTTTGACGATAAATAGTGATACAACTGACCAATACACGATTACGGCCCTAGCTAGTGCCCTTACAATTAACGCTCCAAGTGGAACGCCAACAGACGGACAGAAACTTGTCTTAAGAATTACCCCAGATGCTACTCCAAGAGCTTTAACATTCGCGACTTCGACAGGTGGATTTGCTACTTCAAGTGATTTGGCTTTACCTAGCACTACAGTCGCAAGCAAAACAATGTATTTAGGATTTATTTGGAGTTCTTTAACTTCTCGTTGGAATTTAATCGCATTTTTAAACAACTTCTAGTATGAAACTATTTAAAAAACTATTCTTAATATCAACTTTATTAATAAGCACATTATTTGTTTCTTTGAATGTTTATAATACTAGAGTAGTTAGCAATCAATTTACTGAGTCAAAATTATTAGGAGTTTCATCTGTTAATATAAAAGCTTTAGTAGTAGCTGGAGGAGGAGGAGGAGGAAAGGGTATTTCTGGCGGTGGTGGTGCTGGAGGTTATCAATATAATTCTTCTTTTGCCGTATCTATACAGCAATATTCTATTGTAGTTGGTAATGGAGGAAATGGAGCAACAGCAGCTAATGATGCCGGTTCCAATGGTTTTAACTCAACTTTTTCGACTATAACAGCTAATGGCGGAGGGGGTGGAGTTTCTAATACATCTGGTATTGGCTCTGGTGGTGGTTCAAGCGGAGGTGTTCACGGAGCGTCAGCTACAATAGGGGCAGCTTCACAGGGTTATCAAGGTGGCAGAGGTAATGATAGTGCCCCTTTTGGTCAATGTGGCGGTGGAGGAGGTGGAGCTGGTGGATTAGGAACAACTGGAACAACTCTAAATCATGGTGGGGTTGGTGTCGTAAATCCTATTACCGGTTCTACTTCTGGTCAAAATGTTAGTGGAACTTATTATTTAGCTGGTGGTGGAGGAGGTGGTGGATATTTAAATGGAAATACTCTTGCTGGCAATGGCGGTAATGGTGGGGGCGGAAACGGAACAAATGACGGAGCAGCTGGTGGAAATGGAACAGCAAATACTGGTGGTGGAGGTGGAGGTGCTGGTTATTCTTATAGTGGAGGAGTTTTAGGTGTTGGTAACGGCGGTAATGGTGGCTCTGGTATAGTTATTTTATCCTGGCCAACATCTTCAATGGGAATAGCTAGTATTACTGGAACTGGTAATACTATCACAACTAGCGGGGCTGATTCTATTGCTACATTTATAGTAAGTGGAAATATTACTTTTACTGAGGCTATTTCTAATAATTCAAATTTCTTTATGTTTTTTAATTAATAAATTAATTATAAATTTATGAACACTCAAATTGGAAACTTAAATTTAGGGGATTGGTTAAAAGGTTTAGTTATGGCGGTTATTACTGCCGTCCTAACACTTGTCTATCAACTATTAACTTCAAGTCAAGCTATTGATTACAAACAAATTGGTATTGTTGCTTTAACTGCCGCTCTTGCTTATATTTTGAAGCAATTAGGAAGTGATGAACAAGGTAATATTTTAGGTGTTGGTTCTAAAAAATAATCTAAACGTCTTATGTCTTTACACAAACTTGGAGCAATAACTCAAAATACCTTAATCCCTTTAAGCTTAGCAATAGGTTTATTAGGAGCCGCTATCTGGCTGGGAACTCTGTTCGCTAGAGTTCAATTTTTAGAAGCTAAAGATGCTCCAAGTCGCTCTGAGTTTAATGCGATGTGCACTCAATTATCAGATATTAAGACAGGAGTAGATGGAATAAATAACTATTTAAGAGGTAAAAAACTTGATTAAAAAAAGAAAGGGAATGAGAAATGAAAGACATTGGCAATTGCCCAATCTGCGGAAACATTTATGGCAAACATAACCATAGAACATTCCATCACGTCTTTCCTGTAAATGTATATCCAAATAGCACGTTAAGAGTTGAAGTGTGCCAAAAGTGCCACGGAGAATTTAACCAACTACACGAACATACAGAAAAACTGGATAGACCAACTTGGTTGAAACGATGGATATTATTCGTTATTTCTAAAAAGAAACAACCCTATGAATTGTATCCGCAACTTAGAGATTTCTAAGTCTAAAAGAATGGGGAGCAAAATGTTCCCCTAACTAAAAAATTAATTATTAAACATATGTTAGACAAAGAGCAAATCGTCTATAAAATAAAGCATTTTTTACCTTATATATTTGGTTCTTTTAAAGGTTCTGGCTACAGACTGCTCGAAGATGATGATAGAGACTTTCAATTAGGTAGTTTTTTTGGATTAGGTGCTTATTCTCCAAAGTCTAGCCGTGTTTTGCTTCCAACTTTAAGCGTTAAAGACCAAAATCATTTTAATACCTGTGTTTTTAATTCTGCAACTGTATGTAAAGAACCAGACGAAGGCGTTATCTTATCGGTTCGATCTTTAGTTTCGCAATCTTGGCGTTCTAACTATATTCAAGGAAATGGAAACTCTAGTCTGAGATATGCCCAACAAGTTTTAAAGGACTGGGGGGAGATGGAAGAAAAAGATTTACCGGATGGAAATTACTCTGTATCTAATGATTTCAATGGTTATGTAAATACTTCTTTAGACCAGAATAAAGCATCTGGTCATAAAATTAGCTCTTTCTGGTCAGTAAGCACTAAAGACCAGATTCTACAACTTCTTGATCAAGGAAGAAGATGTCATGTGGCTATTCCTTGGTATTCTGGTTATAACCAAGGCGGTGGTTTCTCCGCTCCTTGGATTATTACTAAAGCTTTAGGTTATTTTGTAGGTGGTCACGCTCTAGCAATAATCGGTTATGACTTAAATTATCAAGGACATAAAGTTTTTATTATTCAAAATTCATATAGTGCTCAGTGGGGAGATGCTGGAAAGTTCTATGTAGAAATGGACTTCTTAGTTCGTGAAATGAATCAACCAGGATACGGATGTTATTGTAATTTAGATTTAGGAACAGACACCGCCTCGTTTATCAATAAGTTTGATAGCAAGAACGTTAAGAAGAAAAACAACCCATCAATCTACTTAATCCAGTCTGGTGTTAAAAAAGTTTACCCAGATTGGCCAACTTATTTAGCATTCGATGGTAATAATAAAGGTTTTACTACTTTATCGGATACTGATGCTTTAGCTTTAGATAAAATTCAAGCTGGGGATAATATGGACATTACTAAATCTGTTTACTGGTCAATGATTGAAGAATTAAAACTGGCTGATGATAAAGATGGAGCTTTAATTTCTGCCATTACTCAGATGCAATATAATAAGAGACTTGGTTTAGCTTTAGATACTAATTTAAGATAACAATATGCAGTTCAACGGACAAAATCTCTACGACTTAACATCGAAACTTCTTTTGGGTTATCAAATGGACACGACTACGTTCTTTTGGCTTTTAAATTTATCAAAATCAAATAGAGAGCAATCACGTCCTTGGGTAATTTTAAGAAAAAAAGACACATCAAATATTGCTACACCGCAACAAAATACTATCAATAACAGTATGTATTTGACTCCGTTTACTTTACCTAGTGATTTTCTTAATCATTACTCACCAAATCGTTCTTTGGTCGGCGTAGCTCAAGACGGAATAACATTTAGATGGTATAAAGAAATACCGCTAGAAAGAATGCACGAATATAAGGATGATAACTCTAAATTCTATATTGATTTAAAGAATAAAAAGTTTTTCTTATGCGGTATCTTAGACCAACAATATACTTTAAATGAATTTTATATTGCTGGGTCAGCTGATATTGATGCTGAAACCGAGTGGGCTTTTCCTGGTCAGTTTGCTCCTATCCTAGCCTATGATGTGGCAAAGACTTATAGAGAAATGTTTGACTATGATATTGTCAATGTTCAGCAAGGAGAAATGATTGCTAAGGGGGCGGCGGTTATTGAAAAGATGATGATTGAATGGGACGGTGGTTTACAAGAAAGCCAATTAGAGGGAATTGATAATTATCAGGGCATTGGAAGTGGTTCATCATTCAATTCAAACATAGTCGGAGATAATAATAATTAACTGTTTAATATATGGCTAGAAAAGCATCAAAAGGAAAGTTAGCGGATTTCGTTGTTTCATCTTTTGGAGGTTTAAATACTTCTTTAAAAAATTTAGATGCGATGACACCGGGAACTTCTCCTGATAGTTTAAATTGGATGACTGGTGCCGCTGAAAAAGACGGCAAGTATTACGGCGATCATATCGAACTTAGACGCGGAACTGCTTTTTTAAATGGTTCTGATAGTGGGTCATCTACCCCAGTATCAGGTTTGACTGTTGGAATAAAACAAGACGGCACTCAAGTCCCATTTTTTACTTCTGGTCGTAAACTCTTTTATTACGACATAACTACAAACACCTATATTGAATCTGGAAGTGATTTACTTCCTGATTCGGCCATAAATGATGATGTTTCTGTTCTTTCTTATCAAAGTTTTTCAGGTAATCAGATTTTATTATCTTCTCCAAACTCGTCAATCTACAAAGTAATGGTTACTAATCCTATCAACCCGATTAATTTAAACTCTTTAGAATATAGGGGATATATCTCAGCTAATCAATCACGTTTAATGCTTTGGAATAGAAAAGGTTTAACTAGCGGAAATAATATCAATGATTTATTTGTGTCTGCAGTTGATGGTTCTCAGGTTTCTTATATGGCTGGTCCTAATAACGCTCCTTATACTTATAAGACTGGTGTTATTGGTGCTACTGCTGACGGTGTAACTAAAACTTTTACAGGAACTATAACAAAAGATTTAGCTATTCAAACTTTATTTACTGTTTCTATTGTCGCTCCTATTGCTACCCCAACTGCCATTACTGCCATAACTAAAGCTGCTTCCGCTAAAGTGACTTCTGCTGGTCACGGTCTAGCAATTGGAGATATTGTTAGTATTACTGGTGTCTTAGGAATGACTGAAATAAATAATCTAATTGTTGTTGTCACTTCTGTAATAAGTTCAGCTGAATTTGAAATAGGGTTAAACACCAATTCATTCACGGCTTATACTTCTGGTGGATTTGTAGGTAAAGACGAAGCTTTTAGAGATGATGGAAATGGAAATCTAACATCTTTACAGGGCGGGACTGGTAATATTAATTATTCTACTGGTGTTTATACAGTGACTTTTAACACTGCACCAATAAATACTTATACCCTTTTGCTTTCATATAATGAAGAAGATTCTACTAAAAATAGCTTAGCTTATTTTGTGCCTGATATTTCCGCTCCAGTAGCTTCTCATCCATCTATTTATGGTCAACCTGGATTTGGACCACTTATGAATGTTTTTCCTTTATCTGGTATTCTTTTTTGCATTCATCAATTTGGCACTTACCAATTATCTATTGTAGACAATGATGTCACTCAATCATCTCAAATTATTTATCGTAATGGAGTTGGCATTCCTTATTGGCGCGCGGGATTTGCTACTGGCGATGGTATTTTATATTTAGATACTTTAAATCAAGCAAACCCAACTCTTAGACAGTTAGTGATGCAAGCTTCTACATCAGGAACAAACCCTGCTATTATTCCTGATTCAATTTCTGACCAATTAGATTTAACTATTAACGCTCACGATAGAGACGTAGTTTATGAGTGGGGAGACTATTATGTTCTTGAATGCAAAGCTCTTACTAACGGAGTCGCTGACACTGCAAATAACAGAATGTATTTAATGAATAAAAAGACAGGAGCATTTGATTTATTAGATTTACGCTCAGATTGTTTTGCTAATTATTACGGAGCGTTACTCGCAGGAGATTCTATTTCAGGAAATCCACTTATTTTATTTTCCGGTTTTGATGATTTAGGGTATAATATAAATAACTACTGGAAGTCAGCTCCATCTTTTTTGGGGGCTATCGGAATTAAAACTTTTAATAAATTTGTAGTTAAAGGTTTAATACAGCCATCACAAAATTTAGGAGTTTATTTATCGTTTGATGGTGGTCAACCAGTGAAGTGGGGAGATGTTGATGGCGATGGCAAGTATGTAAACAAAGGGGTTCCATTAGAGGTCGGTGGCCCTACGATGGGAACAAATGTAGTTGGTGGTGGTGGAACTGTTTATGCTTATCCATATGAAATGGAAATAACAATCGGTTCCGATCACTTTAATAGGGTTTCAGTGATGTTCAAAGCCGAACCAAAATTAGATGAAGATGGGATGGAAATTGATGGAAGCGGTGTAGGCTATGTTTCCGTTGATGAATACACACTAAAAGATATTAGATATAAATCGTCTCATATAATGAATTCAAATGTTGAATAATAACTTTAAAAATATGAATAAAAAACTAACAAAGTCATTAATTATCTTGCTCTTGTTATTTCCTGCGTTAACTCAAGCTATCACAGTTAACAAGGCAACTCTAATTAATTTGGATGGGACTAAAAAAATTGTTTTAATTGGTTCTGTTGAATCAAATTTTTACACAGGTAAACTCGGCTATCATTTATTAAGTGATGAAATGCTTGGTGCTGTTATTAACCAAACCCCAGCTTTATTTGAAACTTCTTTAGCTACCGCAATTGGAAAAACTGATTCAGCAATGACGTTAGTTTCAGGAAAGACTAGAGATGGTTTATCTTTATCTGGTAATTACTGTTTTACTATTGATAGCGGTTTAAATACTGCTGAATACGTTTGTGGAACCGCTTCTTCTACAGTAATAACTTCAATGACTCGCGGTATTGGTTCTGATGGAGTGACCTCCTATACTTCTTTGAAATATGCCCATAGATATGGGGCTGATGTAAAAATTACAGACTTTCCAGTTTTACAACAATTTGGTCGTATTTTAAGCGGTCTTGATACCACGCCAGGAGGATTAACATTTGGCACTAGCACAATTAGCGGTATTAATAATCTAAACATTAATGGTTCTTTGACTGGTATTATTACTACGCCAGCATCTTCTGCCACTACTTCGGCCGCAAATGTGGACTATGTTAATAAAATAGTAGTTTCTGGTGGAGTTGACGCTTCTTCGGTTTCTAAAGGTATTTCCTATTTAAGTTCTAATGCTTCTTCTTCTACTCGACCAATCGCATTAAACAGCGAAGAAGTAGCGACTACGACTGGAGCTAATAAAGTTGTAAGGGCGAGTTCGACTGGCTTAATCAGCCCAACCTTTATAGATGGAACTGGCAATTATACTTTTAGCGGTAGCAACAGTTTTACTGCCACAACCACGCTTAATAATTTAAACGTGACAGGAACATCTACGTTTGCCGTCTCTCCTATTGTTATTGCAAAGGGTAGTTATGACGTTACCCCAAATGCTTCAGTATCTACCACTACTATTACTCATAGTTTAAATGTGGTTCCATATTTAATTACTTTTGATTATTATGCTGCCGATACTACTTCAAGCGGAAGTAAAATTGTTGGAAATGGTAAATATACCACAGGAAGCAGCACATTAACCTATACTGGTTATTTACAGGGTCCTGTTAATGTAGTTTTTAATCAAAGTAATTCTTTGGTGACTCATTTTCAGGGGACAACAACCTGTGATGGCTCGATAAATCCAGTTAATGTCGGAACCTCCACGGCTCTTATCAACTATACCGCTTGCAATGATGGAACTTTAACTGATTATAAAGTCTATTGGACTGCATTTGGTATCAGAAAATAATTTAAAACAAAATAATAGTAAAAATATGGCAGATACAATTCAAATCACAGATAAAACATCTAAAGGTGGAGACCCAATAACTGTTTCCAAGCAAGCTTATGATGATGTTTATTCTAAACAAGGAGATAGATACTCAGTCTTTACTCCGCCAGTAGCACCTACGCCGGCCCCAGCAGCAGGAGCTTTAAATTTGGGTGGAACGCCAACTGACCCTAATAAAACTCCAGGCGCTATTGCTAATTTACCGGCAACAACTTTACAGCCAGCCGTTCCTGCCACTAAATTACCAGAAGCAACCCCAGCGACTCCAACAGCTCCAGCTCCTACTTTTAAGGATACTTATAATGATGCTTATTCTTCAATGGCATCAAAGGAGCAAGATGTTATTTCTAAAATTGAGGGTTATTATAAAAATGTTTTAGGCCAAGCTGATACTGAGGCGGCTGGTAGAGAGGCGGCTATTAATGCTTTAGTTGGTTCAGGTCAAATTGCCGGAGTCGGTGCTGGCGCTAGTGCTGTAAGAGGCTCTCAAAAAACAACTGAAAAAGCTTACGCAACGGCAACTTCTCAAATGGCAAAAGATATTGCTGATGTTATGCAAAACGTTGCTACTAACGCAATGACACTGGCCAACAATATAACAACCGATAGGGCAAATATTAAGGCCTCGGCAATTTCAAATTTAGACACCCTTGCTAAGCTCGGTAAATCTTCCGATGAAATTAAAGCGGCTGACCCAAGTCTTTATCAAAATCTTTTAGATCAGACTGGTTTTTCGGATTATCAATTAGCTTCTTATATTGATTCGAACGATAACAACCCAAATAAACCAACTGTCAAAGAAGTTCCAATGCCATCTGCCGATGGTAACTCTACTGTAATTAAAAGAATTACTTTTGACCCAAAAACAGGAAAGAGCACTGAAAAAGATTACACCGTTAACGTTCCTTTTGCTTCTTATCAAGGAGAACAAATTGCCAAGACTACTGATGGGAAAATGCTTCAACAAATGCCTGATGGAACTTATAAAGATATTACACCGGGAATCAGCGGCGCTACCACCACAAATCAAAAAGATTATGAGTATTATGCTGCTCAAGAAAAGGCTGCAGGTAAAGTTCCTCAAACTTTTGATGAATGGCAAACTAATGCTAAAGCACCTGCTGCGGTTAAAGAATACAACGCCGCCGTTAAAGCTGGATTTACTGGTTCAATGATTGAATATACACAACAAAAGAAAGGTGCTGGTGCTACTTTAGACGCTGAAACAGTAAATTTCATGGCTAGTGAATATATGACAACTGGTAAAGTCCCATCATTTGGTATGGGGGTTGCTGGTATGGCTGCTAGAACCCAATTCTACAAAGCTGTTGCTGATATGGCCGCAACTCAAGGAAAGTCTGGACAACAAGTTGCTGCTTCTCAAATGGCTGCTAAATCTGCCGCTGCTGCTCTTACAAATCAAACAAAACTTAACGCCGCTACTGAGCAAGCAGAAAAGGCCGCAATTAAAAATGCCGATTATGCCTTTACTCTTGCTTCAAAACTTGATAAATATCAAATGCCTGATGCCAATAAATTCACTAATTGGGTTAATGGTAAGTTAGGTAATAAAGATTTGACTGCCTTTGAAGTTGCTTTATTTACTGCTACTAGAGAATATGCTAAAGTCGCTTCTGGTTCTGCTGGATCTGTCGCTGGTTTAACTGAATCAGCCCAAAAAGAAGCTGCCGCTTTATTGAGTTCTGCTATGAACTTAGAACAGTTAAAGTCTGCTATTGATACTATGAAAGTTGATATGGAAAATGTAAAAGAAAGTCAAACATCTACTGAGAGTCAATTAAGACAGGACATAGTTGATTATGGAGGTGCACCAGAAACACCCGTCACTCCAACAACCCCAACTGATGGAGGTGGTGGAAGCGGAGATACAAGCTTTGATTCAATTTGGGATTAATCATAAATTTATGACAATGCGCACCGATCGTTCGAATAACCCAATAGCAAATAAAGCTTACCCAGTTGTTTTGGCCAAGCTTGATAGCTTAGGTTATAAAAAAGACGTTGATTATACTATTGGAGATAGCACAGCTGGTATTGATACTGACGCTACCTCAACGATTAAATATGCTAATCCAACTGTAGGATTCAAAGCTTCTGCTGACCTCTTAAAAGGTGGGCAGATAGCTTCTTGGTATGGAAATGCTAAATATGGTGGAGCGGGTTCTATTCATTCAACCTTAAGCCAATTAAGTGGCAAAAAAGTAGATTACAATAATGCTCAATCAATCTATAATTCTCTTGACCCAGAAAAACAAAAAGCGGTTGTTAAGGCTATTTACAAACACGAGGGAGGAAGTGGTATTTTATCAACTTTTGAAAACTTTAATGAAAAGATAGACAAATCAAGAGCGGCTGGTTATTCAGACACTCAAATTTTAGATAATCTTGGAAAAATAAGCCCTGATTTAAAATCTAAGGTAGAAAAATCACGTGCTTTATTCGGAAAAGACCCAATGATTAATAACGATAACGATATTTTAGCTCGTTTATCTCAAAAATATGCTGGCACGGTGCCAAGTTCTACTCCTAAACCAATATCAGCAACACAAGAACAAAATCAAAAGAAACAGGACATCGCCGCTAAAAATGGAATGGTCTTAAATCCAACAACAGGGGCAGTCGAACAACCAAAAGAACAGTCAGGAGTTCAAAAAGTTATTGGTGGTTTAGGCAACTGGTTTAATAAAGCAATTATTGACCCAGCTAAAGGTTATGCTAAAGACTTACAGGACATCGCTGGTAGAGCCACTACAGCAGGCGCTCTTAACTTAAACCCAGTTAAAGGACAAACATTACCTGAAACAGCCTTACAAGCCACAGGAGCGGGTGTAAAGGCCTTATTTACTCCTATTGCTGAAACAGTTAAATCTCTATACGAAGCATCTTCATTTAAAAAAGGAATGAGTGATTTGGCAACGCTGAATCCTAAGGCGGTTGCTGAAAAAGAAAAAGAAAGAAATCAAGCAATGGAAGTTCTTAGTAAAGGGTTTTCTGCTTATAGTGAATTTGCACAAAAGAATCCAAGATTGGCGGCAAATATTAATGCTACCGTCGATGTTGGAACTTTATTTTTAGGTGGAAGTGGAAAAACTCTTACTTCTATTGAAAAAGATATTGTAGCTAATGAGGCTAAGGCCGCCATTCCTAAAGAAGTTGAGACTGTTGTTGGCAAAGACTTCTTAAAAGCTGTTAAACCCAGCACCGCTAATATTAGATATGCTGGTGGTATTCAAGGTTATGTTTCTAAGGCTTCCGAGGCTTTACACGATATTCTTTCAAATTTTAGTAAGCTAAATATTGTTAATAAAGAAACTGGGGAAGTCGTCACTAAACTAAGTAAAATGCCTAGCGTTGTTGACGGCACTGTTCAGGCCGTTGATAATGGTAAAAAATTAGTATTCGATGCTTATGATAATTTACAGCGGTCAGCAGGGAATAATGTTAAAGTTGATTTAGGAAAAGTTGCTGATGAAATGACTGCTTTTGTAAAAGATAATAAGGTTTTAAAAACAGAATACCCAGAAGTCTATCAAAAGTTTTTGCAAGAGGCTGATAATTTAAGAAATTCAGGAAGCTATAGTTTACAAGAAGCTCAAGAGTCTTTGAAAAAAGCTAATGAGGCTTTACAGAATTTTTATAGAACTGGAAACGGTGGAGCAGATGCCCAAATTAAGGCTTTTGTTTCTTCTCGTTTAAGAACTTCAATGGACGAATTGATAAGCGGAGAAACTGATATGAGTTATCAGGCTCTTAAAAATAAATACGGAAACTTTAAAGCCATTGAAAAGGATGTTATGAATATGGCCCTTAAAGAGGCAAAGAAAGCTCCTAAAGGCCTTTATGATGTATTTGGCGATATGGCCGCTTCTGGCGAAATGTTAAGAGGATTAGTTACTTTAAACCCGGGCTCAATTGCTTCTTCATTTGGTATTAAAGCCGTTCAACAATTCTATAAGAACTTAAACAGCCCAGATGCTATTTTAAGAGGTATGTTTAAAACTCTTGAAAAGAAGATACCAGAAGCAGATGTTACTTCTATCACCCAAGCATTAGGAGCTAAAGAAAAACCATTACTACAACTTCCCGAACCAAAACCAGGTGCTTCCAAAGTTAGTATTGAAACTCCTATAAATTTACCAGCTAAAGCCCCGTCAACCATTGAGAAAGGGGAAATACAAAAGTTTGGCGGTAAAAAGACTGCTGAACCAGTTAGTATTTTAGGGCTTCCAGCTCCAAAAAATGTTATCGAGCTTCCTAGTAAAGGAATATTAGAGGGTCAATCTAAAATAAAATAATTAAAAATATGATTATTAACATCCCAAAAGAAAAAGACAATAAAAGAAAGTTTGTCCTCGTCACGAAAGATTTTAGTGGACTAGGTTTCGCATTGGACGAACAAGAAAACGGAAGCGAAGTTATTATTGCCTATGGTGGTCAAGAATTTAAAGACGACAAGGAAGAAAAAGCCTATTTAATGACTGGCGAGGGAATGATTGAAAAAATACCTTTAGAGGAATTGATGGCTAGTAAAAATAAATACAAAGAACACTATTTTGTGTTTGACGGAAATCATAATGTTGACTCTGGCGAGAAGCTTAGAAAACTAGGATTTAAAGTTTGGGGTGGTTCTAAATTTACCGATGACCTAGAAAATGACCGAGAGTTTGGAATGGAGTTTGCTGAGTCTTGCGGACTACATAGCCCAGAGCAGGAAGAATTTAGCGGTGCTGATGAGGGAATATCATTTTTAGAGGAACACGAGGAAGATGCTTATGTTTTTAAACCAAACGGATCGTCAGATAATTCTAAGACCTATGTTCCAGTTAACGAAGAACCAGCTAAGGCTAATAAAGAAGTTAGAGATTTTATTCAAGCGTTTCAAAATGATGAATGCACCTCTTCTTATATTCTTCAAAAGATGGTTAAAGGAGTTGAAGTAAATGTTGAGGCATATTTCATTAAAGGTAATGCGGTATTCGCTCACGCTAACTTTGAAAACAAAAAAGCTTATCAAGAAGAAATGGGCCGAGCAACTGGCTGTGCCTTTGACGTTGATTTTGAAATACCTTTAGAGTCCGAACTTTATAAGATGACTGTTGGTAAAATGGCTAGTAAGTTAAAGGAAATGAACTATACTGGATTGGCCGATGCTAATGTTTTAATCGGTGACTTTAATGAGGTTTATTTCTTAGAATTCTGTTTCCGTTGTGGTTATAATGCTATGGTAAATTTCCATAAAAACCTTTGTAATAAAACAATGATGCAAACTTGCGCTGATATGATTGACGGAATTTCCGATATTAAAGCTAAAAAAGGTTTTGGTGTCACAATTACAATGTTTACTGATGACTTCTACACTGGACTCCCTATTTATATCCCAGAGAATATTGAGAAAGATGTTTACTTATTTGATGCTTATTGTGAGGGGTATGATTTAAGAATGGCTGGAACTTCAAATGAAATACTTATTGTTTGTCATCACGGTTATACTATCTCGGAAGCTTTGAGAGAGTGCCAAGAAAAGGCAGAAAAGATTATTTTTAAAGACAGATATATGAGACTTGATACTTGGGAGCATAAAACAAGTAAGAGTCCCCAGAGACGATTTGAAGCCATTAGAGCGATGAATATTTTGTAAATAAAAAGACTCCTTAATTGGAGTCTTTTTTAAAGAACGTGCTGTGGTCATGTTGTCATGGCCGATTGAAGCGTAAACTCTTATTTTGTAATATTTATTTTTTGAGGCAAACAAATGTCGAAAATAATCCGGAGTGTTGGGCGAGCATCCCAAATGGCTCAATTTCCACTCCGACAGCATTCTTTTTGTAGGGGGATGTTAGTTATGCTTATTCCATTGTTCTCTGGAACGATTATTATTTAAACGCTTAACCTTTATATTTATTTTAGATAAATCAACATCACAGTCATCAAAGGCAATATCTATATCATCTGTCTTTTGTTTTACTCTTATTTCGCAAGGGAAAAGTCCTAATTTATTAGCCCACATTTTAGCATAATCAACCCCACCACCAGACCAAACTATCATTCTATTTCCTTGAGCTTGAAACCATCTAAATAAAGCAATAGTTTCATAATTAGGGGTATCAATATCTGAACTTGTAGCAATACTAGGAATTATTAAAGTGTCATCTACATCAAAAGCTATTATAGCCATAAAATTATATTACATTTATTAACTTGCCGACTGGTTATGGTTGGGAGGGGGTGGGGCTATCCCCATTGTTCTGCCATAGCATCTGCTATTCCTTGAAATGTTTTACTTCTTTCACTGCTTCCACTAAATTTTCCATTAAAGCCTCCATATCTACCGCTTGGAGTAAAGGATTGGTTTAACCAACCAGTAGTAGGTTTTTCTAAAACATTAGTGTGACTCAATAGTGGCAATCCTTTTATCCATAAACAAGTGCTTTTAGTATAAGGATGACCAAACTGCCAAGGTTGAATTATTTGGTCTGGTTTTCTATATCTACTACTAATAACTCCAATGGGATTTTCGATAACTATTTTATCGCACTTAGCATTAACAAATTTCATAAAAAACTCAATCGCTTCCTCCCGGCTCTTAGTTCTTTCAATCGCTTTATCTCCATATTTTTCTACATTAAACCAAGCGTTACCGGAAACAGTTAAATAGGTGCAAGGAGGGTGAGCAATAATCATATCCCAACCTTTATCTAATTGTTCTAAAACATCTCCTTTAATATGCCACTCAGGATGTCCGCCGGAACAATCTAAAATATCGCAAGAGTATGCTTCGTGACCTAATTTTCTAAACGCTTTACATACTGCTTGACTTTCTTCACAAGCTATTAAAATTCTCATATAAATATACTTAATTATTAAATCTCTTATAACACTTTAATTATTTGCTAAGCTAGTATAATGTCCACCTTTGCTCATACAAGTATTGTGGCTACCTAACTAGACTCATCTAATTAGTTATCGTAATAGCTTTTTACGACTCATTATACCGACTCAACAAACAATATTAAGTTTAATCTTCTATTTCTACTTTCTTTTTAGACAAAGTAAATGTCATTAAATAACAAGAAAGTAAATACCACCAACCACTTATTCCTACCCAAAATACTAAGTAAGTTGTTCCAATTAAAACAATAACTGCCCATAACCATTCAAGTATCATTGATAAATTGTTTTTTTCTCGTGTCGTTGTTTTCATATAATTTACATTTAATTTACCAATAGTAATTATTTGCTGGTAAGAACTGGGCTACTTTATTCACCCAGTTTGTAATATTGAGGTAGCGTATAAAAGAACTAAATATAAATACGCTTTTCAAGACCTCTTATCAACAAACAATTTACCAATAGTGAAAGAAAGATGTGGCTGAGTTATAGTAAGAAATCTTCTATTTGTTCTTCACAACTTGATTCAAATTCTTCAACTACTTTAATGGCTTCTCTTACTTTTTTAGCATCATCTTCGTTTTCGCATAATTTCTCTGGGTCTAAATAACCACCTTTAGATAAATCATACCAAAAATCTGCTGTTTGAACTTCTTGTAAATTTTCTTTAATTTTCATATAAATTATATTATTTTATTAGCCACACATCTTTCTCTCGCTACTGGTTCCCACTTAGTGATGACTGTTTAATTCTTCTAACTTAATTTTTAAATCTTCTATGATCGCCGTTAAATCTTCTACTGAATAACCTTTATGACTCCAAGCGTCTTTTACTAATTGATTAAACCATTCTAAGCCATAATCTCTTATAAGGTTCTCGGCGTAAACATCTAATTTACCAGAATAATATTTATTACATTGGCTATCCTGAGGCTTTAAATTTCTAGGGTCAAAGTCAAGTTTATCGTGTTTGAAGTGTCCGGCTTGTAATTCTTTCCAATGCTTAACCGCTCCGCAGGTGTAGCATTCGTTGTAGCCGTCTAAATTAGCCCCTGTGCGTCTTACAATCTCACTCATTAACTTCCACGCCTTTTTATGTAAAGTCTTGCGTAGCGACTCTTTAAAGCCTTTAGTGGACTCGTGTCTTTCTTTCTTAAGTCGTGCCTTTTCTTCTTTCTGTTCCTTGGTTCTAGCCTTTAGACAAGAATAACAGAAATTGCTATTGGCATATTTAGGTTTTAGTCCGCAAGTTTTACAAAGTTTAGTCATAGTTTTATGGTCCACTCTAGTGGCATTACTAAATTTTTAGGTAATTCAAATCTATTAAATAAACAAATCATATGGTTGTGGGTATGTCCACAAATTCCAGTCCCCACAGCAGTTAATAGAAAAGTTTTGTCTTGATTATCTTCACAACACTTAATAAGTTTTTTAATGTGTTCTAGTAACTCTTTATTTTCTATCTTATTCATTTGTTTATCCAGTGTAGGAAAAGCATAACATTGACCAGTTAATCCCTCCCCAACTCCCCATTCAGCTCCAAACTGTTCATAGGCTTGTTTCGCCGCTCCCCCTAGATGATTCCCTAGTAAATTACTACCAAATACGAAAATTTGATTATCTTTAAGTTCTGTAATCATATTATTCGTTGCTATCGTCAGTTTCTACAAACTTCTTATCAACTACTTTATACCACTGGTCAGCTTTAATTTTTTTATCATCAACTTTAGCAGATAAAACACATAAAGGTTTAGCATCTTCAAAATTATATCCCTCTTTCCATTCAGCAATAACAATCCAAGAACCTAGTGATGCTTTAGCTTTAGCTTTTCTTCCTATAGAACAAGCAATCGCATCGCTCGTTGAAGTAGCGGAGTGAGCACCATAGCCAGAAGTAGCGGAGTTAGCACGATTGCCAGAAGTAGCGGAGTGAGCATATTCGCCAGAAGTAGCGGAGTGAGCATCATTGCCAGAAGTAGCGGAGTGAGCATCATTGCCAGAAGTAGCGGAGTGAGCACCATGGCCAGAAGTAGCGGAGTGAGCACCATGGCCAGAAGTAGCGGAGTTAGCATCATTGCCAGAAGTAGCGGAGTGAGCACCATGGCCAGAAGTAGCGGAGTTAGCATCATTGCCAGAAGTAGCGGAGTGAGCATCATTGCCAGAAGTAGCGGAGTGAGCACCATAGCCAGAAGTAGCGGAGTGAGCACCATAGCCAGAAGTAGCGGAGTGAGCACCATGGCCAGAAGTAGCGGAGTGAGCACCATGGCCAGAAGTAGCGGAGTT